TATTGTAACACTTATTAGGGGAGGCAAGCCACCACACCGCAGCAGCACCGCCGACTTTTCTTATACGGCTGGCGTTGGTGGTGAAGATGGGGTACTTCCTGCCTTCGCCTGCCGCAGAGTAGTTTGTGTTGCCAAACACCTCTATTTCCGTCGGCAAGAACAGCTTGTCCTTTGATATGGTTATTGTCGTGCTTCCGCTTCCGGCGGATACGCGGCGATTGACAGTCTTTATGACGTTCTTGAGCTCCGCTGGAAACATATTGAGTATTGCCGGCATACGCGAGGTTCGCATCTGGCAGTTGTTCCAGCCACCGGCGTTGGTACTGCCGCCGTTCATCACGTATGTTGTGTTCATGCACTCGGTAAAGCCAAAAGTTATTGCGGCGTAGCCTGAGCCGTCCGCAATGTCATCATGGCGGAAATCGTATATTGCGACGTCATGAGCCTCGTCTGTAAGCTGGAGCTGCTTCCTGTCGCCTATCTTCCAAAAATTACTTACATCCTCGCCGGAGTTGGCCACGCCCGCTATCTGTTCCCATGTGCAGCTTGAAAGAGGGCTGTTAGTGCTGAAAAGCGTCCACACGCCGTTGACGCCTATGTATGCGTTGCGGTATTCCCACGCAGAGCCATTATACTGCATAACAAGGCCGGGTGTCAAAAATATGCTTTGGTCCCCGGCAATGGACAGGCTGTATCCGCCGTTGTCCACGGTATGTATCCATATATCGCCGCTTACCGGTTCCGCCGGCGCCGCATAGCTGAAGCATATAGTGCCCGGCTCAGTGCCGGTGAGTATGACCACCTGATGATCGACAACCACTGTCGGCAGAGAGGTCGAAATCTGCACATCGAAGGCCACGCCGCCCGCTGCGGCTCCATACACCATGTTAAATATCATACTGTCATTACCCCACGATCAATATATTCACGGTCAAGTTGGTTTCCGGCACCTTTTCACAGGTGAAGGTCAGGCTGTTCGCTGCCTGTTCCGTGCAGCGCACCTGTGCCGCGCCGTAGGCTTCAAGAGAGGCAGGGGCAGGAGTGACGATGATGTTAGAGGCTGCCGTTACCCCCTGCACCGTGACGGCCTGCGTAAAAGGCGCCGCCGCGCCTGCCCATGCGGATGCCGAAAGGGCTGCCGCCTTTCCCTGTGATGGCGCCGCATAGGTGCCGGCAGGTATGGGAGGCTGGTAGTCTGTGCCACCTACGGCCTGTGTCACTTTGCCGCCTACGCCCTTAAGCAGGCCGTTAATGTTGGTCGCGGTGTCGGCAGTTATCTCGTTAGGGCCAGCGGGGCCCTGTTCGCCCTGTGCGCCAGTGTCGCCTTTCGTTCCCGTGTCGCCCTTTGCCCCCTGCGGGCCTTTGATGCTGACGCTTGCGGGGTTATCCAGCCCGCCGTTGTTGCTCCATGAGATAACACCCTCGGCAGAGACGGCGGGGGTAAAATACGGGCCGGTGTCGCCCTTGGGGCCGTCCGCGCCCTTGGGACCTTGGATACCCTGCGGGCCTTGCTCACCCGTATCGCCTTTCGCGCCGGGGTCGCCCTTTGCGCCTTTTTCGCCTGTCGCGCCTTTTTCACCTGTCGCGCCTTTTTCGCCCTGCGGGATGCCGAACTCAAAATCAAATACCTTTGCGGTGTCCGCGCCGCTTGCCGTTACCTTTACGGTGGCGGCGGCTCCGGCAGTGAGGGTATTTGCCGTGGCGGTGGGCGTGCCGAATCCAGCGGCTGCTCCGGGGTCACCCTTTGCGCCGGGGTCGCCCTTGGCTCCGGGGTCGCCCTGTATACCCTGTTCGCCCTGTGGCCCCCGTATATTGATTGTGGCGGGGTTTTCCAGCCCACCGTCATTACTCCACGATAAATCGCCGTCAGCGGTCACAGAGGGCGTAAAGTGCGCTCCTGCGGGGCCTCGTTCTCCCTTGTCTCCGGGGTTGCCTATAAGCCCTTGTATACCCTGCTCACCCTTGGGAACGCCGAACTTAAAGGCAAATACCTTTGCGGTATCTGTGCCGGAAGCTGTAACCTCTACAGTAGCGGGGGTTCCCGCGTCAATGGTGGTCGCCGTAGCGGTAGGTGTGCCGAATCCGGCGGCTTCGCCTGTGGGGCCTTGTTCGCCCTGCGGGCCTTTTATGTTGGCGTCGGGGGGATTGTTCAGGCCGCCGTTGTTGCTCCACGATATAACGCCCTCGGCGGATACCGAGGGGGTAAAGTACGGGCCGGTGTCGCCTTTAACTCCGGCTGCGCCGGGGTCGCCCTTGGGGCCCTGCTCTCCGGCGGGGCCCTGCTCTCCTCGGGGGCCTGTTGCGCCGGTCTCCCCCTTGGGGCCCTCCGGGCCTTGCTCGCCCGTGGGGCCTTGCGGGCCTTGTGGGCCTTGGAGTTGCCCTTGATCCTTCCAGCCGGCGGGGGCAGTCGTATCCCACATATAGATGTTATATGGCGCCGCCGCGCCGACGTTGTACATATCGCCTTGCTTTGGGGAGGTGACCGCCGTTTGCAGCGCCTCCACCGTGGCGTATGTGCCGAGGATATTAAGCCCGGTGCCGGGTTCGCCTTGGGGGCCCTGCTCACCCGTGGGGCCTGCCGGGCCGGTTTCGCCCTGGGGGCCTCGTGGGCCGGTGGGGCCTGTGGGACCTTCCGGGCCTGCCGGGCCTTGCTCACCCTTTGCTCCTGCGGGGCCACGCTCTCCTTGCGGGCCCTGGGGGCCTTCCGGGCCTGCCGGGCCCTGATCGCCCTTTGCTCCGGCGGGGCCCTGCTCTCCGGCGGGGCCTTCCGGGCCTTGCGGGCCTGCCGGGCCCGCGGGGCCGGGTTCGCCTGGCTTGCCCTCGGAGTTTACGCCGCTGTCCTCGTACTCGTTTTTTTCAAAATTCCACACATACCAGTTACCATTGTCGCCGATATACGGCGTTTTTACCGTCGCAGTCTCCGCTTTTTCTGCGGCCTTTATCACGTCCTCCGCCCAGTCCGGCGCAGGAGGTGGAGGCACGGGGCCCGTGCCTCCTATGGATTGCTCGACGTATGCGGTTATGATGTGCGTTTTGCCGACGATCTCCCCGTCCAGCAGGCGCAGCTCGATCTGTCCCACTCCGGGCACGGCGGTATCCGCAGCGTCCGGCGTCCACTGGATAGGGGAGGACGTGCCGCCCACGACTACCGGCCTCATCTGGCCGTCCGGGCGCTTGTATACTATGGATACGGTGCCGTCCGGGTACTCCTCCAGCCACGGGGACACGTCAAATTTGTGTGTGCGATAGGCGTTCTCGCCCACCCGCCCAACGATAAGCTCCCGGGTGAGTATGCCGGGGCACGAGGTATTACTTTGCATTTTTCAGCGCCTCCTCCAGTTGTTTTATGCGTGTATCTTGCATTTGTACAATTTTTATAAGCGGGGCCCATAATTGCTCATAGTGCATGCTGTCAACCTCGCCATTTTTCATGCCTATCATTTCGGGGTAAAGCTTATATACCTCTTCCGCGATGAGGCCGTGTTGCAGGGCTTCCTCCTCGTCGTCCTTATACACAAATGTCACCGGGTTAAGTTTTAGGATTTTCTGTGCCTCTTTCGCCGTGACGCTGGTTATGTCTTTTTTGTATTTTCGAGACGAGCCGTGATAGACAAATCTGTTTGTGCTGGTCCCCCAATATACCGTCTCGCCGCCAGAGGACGCGGGAATGCCCGCTTTTAGTTCGCTGCTTATAGAGCAGCTTCCTATGATTGTCATTTGTGTGCCGTCAAAATCAAAATACCTGCTTCCCACTGTCCCGCGCACAGAATCATCGCTTTTGAGTTGTATGCCGCCGCCTGTTAGGCCGTTGTTGTGCGACAAATATCCGCGATTTCCGAAGTATATAGTTCCCTCATTGTCAATAGTCAGGTTTCTCGAGTACAAACTGCTTTCTTGTATGTCGAATCCCGCAATTTTACCGCTGTTCGCCGTTATTTTCCCGGTGAACTCACCCGCACTTGCGTATATGGTGCCGCTGATCGTCAGGTTGCCGTTGCCGTCAAAGGCAAACACCGTGTTTCCGCTGGTATTTTTCATCGTGATAGTGTTGGCGGTCAGGTCAATTAAAAATCGGCCATCTTTTGATTGGAGTATGCCCGCGGTAATCCGCGCCGCGTCCATGCCGCCTGTGATGATAAAGTCCGCGTTGATCTTGCCGTCAATCGTCATTGCGAGGCCGTATGGGCCGTTGTAGCCGCTGGACGAGTAGCCGAGGCCGGACTTGTTCCACCGCCAGACCTGCACCGCGCTCTCTATGTCCGGCTGATCCATTATCAATATCTCGTCCGGGGTTTTGCCGCCGGTGCTGCTGTGTATTACCACATAGCCGCCCTGATTGCCGGTTATCAGCTCCGTCGCCTCTATCACCGCCGCCTGCAGCGCCGTGAGGTCGGGGCCCTTGGCTATCTCCTGCGCCTGCTCCGCTATGGTCATGGCTACATTTTTGCGGACGTTGCCTATGGTTACGCTGTCGTATGCGTCGATGAGTACGTTATATACCGTGCTGGTCACCTGCGCCGTGGCGTTTACGCCGAGCCGCTCAAATATCACGGTAACGGTGTCGCATAGTTCCACCCGCTCCAGCAGGGCGAGGTCTTTGTACTCCTGCGTCTGCTCGAGCTGCACAAAGGACACATTGAGCGATACCTCCGGCACGCCGATGTTGTGGTCGCTCATGTACTGCTCCGCCGCCGCCTTGAGGGCCTCTGCCGTAGGAGCTTCCTTAAATTCCGCCCTCAAATCGAGTGGCAGCACGCGGGTATAGTCGTATGTGCCGGGCGCGGGGGTGACTTTCGGGCTCGTCTCCACTATGCCGTTGCCGTCGCTGTAATAGGCATATACCCCGGTGTATACGTTGCTGCAGTTCTCGTCCTGCTTGAGGTCGGTCAGGTTTTTGCCGTAGCGTATCGTTACGCCGCGGTTTACGCCGCGTTGCTGATACAGCCGCACGGTGTATTTATCGTATTTGTATTCGCCGCCGTAAACCTCGAGCACAGTCGGCAGCAGCGAACGGACGGATGCGGGCGATTTTACGATAAAATCGCCGGAGGAGGTCATGTCAGACCAGAATGTAAACGGGTTAGTCGCGACGGCGTTTGTGCTAAACCCCGCGAGCGCTGCCTGAACTGAGGCCGCCGAGTACGGAGAAACGGGTATCCCGGTCAGGTCGTAGCTGATGTGATAGGCGTATACCGTGACGAGGCCGTTTATGGGTTTGCTTATGCGGTACACCCTAAAGGGCTGCGCTAAATCGACAGGGTTAGGCTTGGCGAGTATGATCGAGCGCTGTTGTATTTCGGCGTAGTGTATGCCCTCCACGGGGTATTTGAGGGTAAGCTCAAAGGCGCCATTGCGCGTTTCCTTGACTGTGCAGCTCGCCGCATCGGAGAGTTTGCCGAGGCCGTTTGTCGTAAATGCCGTCGCTGTCGATGCAAATAATACCGGTTTCATAGCGTCCACCACCTCGGGGTTATTTGGACGGAGGTTATGCCGCCCGTCCATGTTATCTCATTATCGCCGGGCACAAGCTCCGGGAAGTCTGGGATCGTGACCTGACTGTTAAGGTTGGTTGTGCCCTTGTAGGCGTTTTCGGTGTCGCTGTCCAGCGTGATGCTGCCATCTATGGCGGCAAGTGTGCAGACGTACTCGCCTACCTGCAGCATTGCCGCCCCGTTGCCGTAAACGGTTATGAGGGGCTTTGCGTTATAGGCGGTGGGGTTGGTGATTTTGTTCCCGGAGGCACTCACGGTCTGCGCCGTGTCGCCGCTGTCCAAAAAACGCTGGGGCTTGCAGTTAAACTCTATCGTTGTCCTGCCGTATAGGTTAAATGTGTTTTCCAGATCCATTGGCCCTTGAAAAAAGGCCATGCGGTAGCTGCCGGGGGTGTAGTCGTCCACAAGTTTGCGGTAGCCTCCCACGTTGAGCCACGCCGCCACGGCACGGGCAACATCCGGCAGTTTGCTGTTGTTTCGAGGGCCGCTCAGGTAGATGTCGTATCCTTGTATATAATTGCTGTATGCCTGCTGCTGCAGGAGCAAATCACCGTTTCGCCCTGGTACGCTGATCGCGCTCTGCTTACGCTGCGGCACGGTATATGTCGGATACCGCTCAACGATGCAATTCAGGCTGTCGCTGGTTATGCCGTCCCAGTTTATCATCTGTAAATCGCCTCCTGTCTCGCCACGGCATCATTGATTCGGTACATGATCTCATCTGCAAGGGCCTCCACGTCCTGACCCTCCGCGCCGTAAACGGTGATGTTGACGCCGCCCATCATGGCGGCGCTTTCGGCATTGCTTTTTATCTGTGTTCCCTGGGGCAGCCGGAGCAACTCGGGGCCCTCTTCGCCTACCAACGTCCAACCGCCTTGCCAGTAATCCGTGCCGCGGGCGTTACGGCCGACGCCGGAATCCCACGCCTTGCCGCCCACGGCAACGCCCTTATAGTCCCAATCGCCGTTGAGCCACTGAGCCAGTTCCGCGAACGCCTGCCGGAAGCTGCCCTTCATTTTGCCGACGAGGTTATCCAGGCGCTTGTGAAATTTATCGACAGCGGCCACGCCTTCCTCAGAGAGCACCTGATTGTTTTCGTGTGCCGCCTGTTTCATATTGTCGAGAGCGTCCGCGCCGTCGTTGATGATAGGGTTGAGTTTCAGTGCGCCCTCACCCATGAGGGACATTGCAAGTGTGTCGCGCTCCGCGCCCTCCTCCATATTAGCGAGGGCGTAAACAACATCGTTGAAAAGGTCGTCTGTATCCCGTATATTCCCGTTTTCGTCCGTCAGCGTCACGCCGAGTTCTTCAAACGATTTTGCCATCTCCTCATTGCCCTCAACTGCGGCTACCGCATTTTTGCGGAGGTCTTTTGTGAGGTCAGCTATCTCTTCCATGCTCACGCCCACTTGCTCTCCCGCGTAGCCCCATTCCTGCAATGCGGTCGTGCTCAGGCCGGATGTGCCGGAGAGCAGTTTCAGGTTTTCGGCGAGTTCAATCGTCTCTTTGCCGATCTCCACCATATAGCCCGCCGCCGCGCCGAGCACTCCGGCAAGGCCGAGCATATCGGTGTTTATGCCGCCGAGGTCGATTTCGCCCAGCGCGTCAGGGAGGTCTATGCCAAACTTGCCCGCAAGGTCGCCGAGGGTGCCGCTGGCTGCTCCTGCCGCCTCTCCCGTCTCGCTCAGAGCGCCGCTCATGTCATCAAGGCTGTCCACGTTGTCATCGAGGCTGTCCGCGAAGCCGCTCAGGCCGGATTGCGTTTCGTCGAGCTGCCGTTCAAGGTTTTTTAATTCCGTGTTGGCGTCGTTTACGGCCTCCTGCCATTTCAATGTCTTTGTGTCGTTCTCGCCGTATAGATCAGCAGATTTTTCGAGCATACCGTTTAGCGCGTCCACGCGCTTTTTCTGTACGTCGATTTGTTTGTTTAATACCTCGGCGGTTCTCTGCGCTTTTTCTTCTGCTTCGGTGTTTTCGTCAAAGCTGGCGGTGACGAGTTTCATCTCGCTGCCGAGAGTTTTTGCCTGTTGTATGATCTGGTTGATGCTGTCGCGGTATTCTTTCTCGCCGTCTATGCCCAGCCTCGGGCCTATGCTCACAGCCATATTGTTTACTCCTGATTCATTATTTCGTCGTAGGTCAGGGGCCGCTCATAATCCGCGCCGTTGTATATAGCGCGGCAGTCAATGAGGTCAAGCAGCTCGCCGTATGCGGTGTGTATGGTTTCTGCGCGGCTCATGCCGAGGCTCAATCCAAAATACACCAAAAAGGCCGGGGTGATCTTCACTCCCCGGCCTCGGTTTTTTTTGACGGGATCGCCCTCACCGTCCTGTGAGTGTCCCTGCCGTATGCGTCTATCGCGGCGTTAAATATCTCCGCAAATTCCTCCAGTGTCAAAGAGGCCACCTCGTCATACGTCAGGGGAGTGGGCTTGTAACCGGGGGCTTCAAACGCCGCCGCTTTCTCGCCCATGAGGGATAGTATACACACAAACCGCATACGGTTTTCCGCCCTCCGGCCCGCCTCGCTGTCGTTGAGGTAGGCCATGAGGTTTGCTATATCGCCCTCCGGGCACAGGCGGGCCAGTTCGATGCAGGCGCCGACGCTGTATTTAAAGTTTACCTCACGTCCATTAACCTCTACCATACGTTAAACCCCCGTTATATTGAGCACCTGTTTGATGACTGCAAGCGCCGCGGCCTCGGTCTCCTGGTGCTCGCCGCGCAGCCGCCAATCGCGCTTGGCCTTGTCGCTGCGTACTACGTCAAACGTGAGGTTCTGGGTCTGCCAGTTGGTGGTTTCCGTCTCTGTCTGCGTTCCCTCGTCCGGGGTGGCGAGTTTGCATTTGTAAATGACCACGGGGCGGTAGCTCTGCACGCCCTCAAACTGCCATTTTTCGATATAGCCCACGCCTACGTAGGGCGTGTCTGCATCGTCATTGTCCGCATATACCTGCACCGTGTCGCTGCCGACGGTCAGACTGGTCGCGACAGGCAGACCGCGCATGAGTTTGTCGGCCTCCAGCGCGAGACCATCTACGGTAAGAGCAAGCGTGCCGCCCGTAAACTTGCCAGCAGCGCTTTCGGCTTCTACGTTGTCCGCATAAAACTTGCTGCTGCCGTTAGAGCTGCTTGTCAAGTTCGCGCTCACGCCGCGTGCCATTTTCTGGCCGTTAGCGTATGATATATCGTTTCCATTGTGCGAGTATATAGCTACATAGGGTTCTGAAAAGCCTATTCTTACTCCGCCATTATTCATTTATCCGCTCCTCATTTCATAATTTTCGCCGTTTCCTCGTCAATCACTGCCGCCATGGCCTCTAAGGCTTCCTCTTGGCATTTTTTGATCGCCTTACGGACAAACGGGTATTTTTGTTGTATGCTGCTGCCGCTTTCCACGGCGGCGGCTATGATCTGGTTAGGCTGCCCTTGCGGGTATTTTTTCGTTTTTACTTGGTTGTAGCCGTGAAATCCGATTTTGACGTTTAAAAAGCCCTCATTGTCGCGCATTCTGGATATGCCAAAGCTGTCTTTCAGTCCCTCGATCTGAATTTTAGGCACGCCGCGGGTGTATTTTTTGGTTTTGCTCGTATTAGGTAGCGTCGGAACCTCGTCGAGCCCGTTTCTGATCGCGTTTGCCACTATATCCGCCCCCGCGTATACGGCCTTCGCCGCCGTTTCCCGGCTATTTTTGCCGAGAGCAGATAATTTCCGTTCGTATTCCTCGAGGCCCTCAAACTTTAGCGTCGCCATCAGGGCACCTCCCACGTCCATTCGTAATGGATTAGGTTCGTCTCGTCCTCGTACTGTACGGAGTTCAGTCGCCAGGGTATCCTCAGAGAGTTAAGGGCTGCCTGTATATTGTCCACGGCCGGGTCATATTCTTGTGGGGTGTAGTAGTCCACCGTGCCGGTGATCGCTTGCTCTGCCTTTCGGTTGCCGGCGTTAAATCCATTTTCCCCGTCCTCCGCCCAGACGCAAAACGGCGGCTCCATGTGCGGCCTCCAGTAGTGCTTTGTATTCGGCACCACTTTTGCCAGCGCCTCGCCGAGAGGCTGTAATTTATTCTGCAACGTCATACAGTTTGTCAAGCCTCCTCAATGTCAGGTCTGTTATTTTCAGCCCATCCTCGTCAAGCAGGTGCTGCACATTATCAATGCGATACTGTTTTTTGTCCTCGGTCACGGCATACATACCTATTTCGGCAGCGTCCGTCCGCCACGTCCTGATCAGTAGGTCTACCTGTTGATTTGCGCCAAACGCAGCATACTGGCGCCCGTACCCGATAGCGCGTTCTGCGTAAAACAGCCATTCGACAGGGATAAGATACATGGCGGGCATTCCGCCCGCCGCTTCGTTCGTATCTTTCAGTTTGCACAATGTTACAATGCCCGTATCGTATGTCATACGCCGTCCTCCTGCATTTTCTGGCTGAATAGGCGGTTGTTGAGCGCATAGCGGAGCATACGGGGCATTACGGGATTATCCTCCGCGCGTTTGCGGAATAGATACGCGGCATACATAACAAGGATTTGTGCGTCCTCCTCGCAGTTGGTGTTAAGATTTATGCCCTCGCGGGCGATCATGCCCGAGGCAGCATTAAGGAGCTGCCCCAGGTATTCATCGTATGCCGTGGTCGTCAGCGACAGGTTAAACTTAAGCCGCGCCACAAGTCCCGGATTTGCCATGGGTCAGCTCCTCCTTTCTTAAGACTTGGTTACGGTGAGGGTATATACGCGCACAGCGTTGCCGTTTTTGACGGTCACGGTCAGGGTATTGCTGCCGCTTGTCCAAGTCGCGGTACCGCCGTTGTTGAGGTTTTTGCCGTTAAGGTTGAGCTCGATCTTAGCCTGCGCCTGCGCCGCGGTTGCCTCGATCTTGTCGGTAGCGGCTGCCGCTGTAATAGTGTATGCCATCACAGCAGGATCAAAAGTGGGCGTGAGAGTCTCGCTGCCTACGGTCAGGCTCTGGAGGAGCGCATCGTTGGCGGTATCTGCCGCGAAGGTCATTGAGGTGGTCACCTCGCTGCCGTTGATGTTGAGCGCGACGAAAGACTGAGGTATGACAGGCGTACCATCCGCACGAGCTTTGCCGCGGAAAACGGTGTTGTCCTGAATAAACTGCACGCTGTGGTCAGCGTCGATCTGAATATCGCCGCGGTTTGCCCAGAGGTAGAGGTCGCCGTAGCCGCCTATGATGTCACCGTCGGGGATAAACTCCAGTATATCAATGTCGCCGGTGATGATGGGGAGCGTTGCAAATACGCCGGCGGCTATATCGCCGGTCGCGGTAAAGGTTATGACCTTCGATTTGAGCAGGTTGTAAGTCTTGCTGTTCATCGCCCAAAACTTTTCGCCGCGGGCATACAGACTGTATGCGTTGCCGGTGGCGACAGTGAGTGCCGCCCAGAATGCAGCGCCGGTCAGGGTGCTGTCGATCTTCTGGATGTTGGTGGTGTGGAGGTCTACCCATGCGGGGGCATTGGCGGGATAGTCGCTGGGCTTGGCGGTCTGGGCGAGGCGGCTCACTATGCCCATAGGCATTTTGATGCCGGTGCCGTAGAGGATCGCCTTGTCCTCGGCGAGGCCGATAGATTCGGACAGCATCTCCACCAGCCAGGATGCCAGGTTGATGTCGTTGTCCTCGAGTATGCTGTTGCACACCGGCACAAAACCGGCCACCTTGTAACCGTCAACGGTGATCTGGTTAAATACAAACTGCAGCTCGTTGATAGCCGCGCACATCTCAGTCCATACCGCCTCGGGCACGGTGCCGGCTATGGTCTGGCGGGCCTCGCCATTAACATTGCGGACGCGGACGCGGTTGAGCAGTTTTGAATACCTAAACATGTTCTCGCTGATGAGATCAAGGAATACTATGGGGATAGTCAGATCGGCGCCGCTCACCGCGCGCTGGGCACCGCCCTTCATGCTGCGCAGCTCTTTCAGAAATGCCTTAACGTCCTCGCGGGCTATAATCTCCTGCCGGGTCTGCATGGGCAGGGCGTCAAAAACGCGCTGTTCCTTAGGCAGCGCACGGATATTGATGTTGATCATTCTGGTTCTCTTGCTCCTTTCGTTTTCGTCAACTATCGTAGTCATGGGGGCGGGCTCGTTCTTGGGGGCCTCTTCCTCGATATCAGTCAGCTCTTTTTCGAGCTTGTCTATGGCGGCGACGCATTCTTCCTTTGCCTTTTCGAAGGCGGATTTATCCTCCTCGTACTTCTCCACCTCGTCCTCGACAGCGCGCTGCTCTTCCTCGTCCTTGGCTTCCTCTATGGCGTCCTCCAGTTCCTTTTCGCGCTTTAAAAGAGCAGCCTCCTTTTCGCGGAGCTGCTCCAATTCCTTTTTCTTGTTGTCAATGCTCCGGCGGAGCATCAGGGCTCTAAGTGCCATTACTTATTTCCTCCTTTAATCTTTGTTTTCATGTCGGCGCGCCACTTTTCGGCTTTGCGCCGCTTGATATCGTTGATTTCGGCCTTCCGGGCCTCTACCTGGGTATCCTCGTAGGCTGGGAAGGTTACTACGCTTACCTCCCAAAGTTTGACTTTGCGGAGGTGCCATACGCTGGGGCCATCCTCGTTGTAGTCCGTGCTCTGCTCGACTATGTCAAAACCAAACGAGCATTGGTTGACGTCGCCGCGTTTGACGCGCTCATAGAGGTTCATCGCGTCTTGGTCTTTTGGGTTAATTAGTATACTGCCCCAAAGGCCCTTGTCGTCGATGCGCAGGGTGAGCGTGCCGGCGGTGGTGCGTCCCAGCACCAGCCGGGTATCATGGTCAGCCAGTGCGCGCACGTCCCGCTCAGTCTCGCCGTCAAAAGCGCCGGGCTCTATGGTTTCGTATGCATCGTCCCACAGCCAGTACTTGCTGCCGTATACGGCAAAATAGCCCTCTATATAGAGGTTGCCGTCGTCGGCGCGGGTTTGAAATTGCACCGGCTGCGCGATTGCGGTCCTTTTTGCCATCATGAGTTTTTTTCACCTCCTTGTAGTTTGCTTTGGTCGCCTATCATGCCGCGGGGTATGTAATTTTCAAGTATCACGAGGTCATCCAGACCGTCCATCGGCGCAAGGCCCAGCCAGTTGCGCACTTCGTTGCCAGTCATTATGCCGCGGACGTATTCGTCGTTGCCAACGCTCGAAAGGTCCCTCAGGTCGTAATTGTAAAGGCTGCGGCTGTTGAATCTGAAATACCAGTCGGGGTTGTAGAGCAGTTTTCTCGTCAACTCCTGCTGTATGTTCTCGGCAATCGGCATGATGGTGGACGAAATGAAATTGTTCCAGGCGTCGCGGGCAAACGTTCCCTCGCCCAGGACAAACGTCGGTATTCCCAATATTGAGGCCACAGTCTGTTTGTCGAGTTTTACAAAATCCGCCAGCGCGAGGTCAGATAGGCTCAGGGGTTTTACCTGCTGCACGTCAAACTGGTCTGCCGGTATGATCCACGGTTCGCCAGCTCTGCCGCTCGTGATGTAGTTCTGGAGCAGCCGGTCGCGCCCCTCCGGGCTGGAAAATTCGTCGGTCAAACCGTCGACCTTCACGATGAGCGCCGGTTTCCACTCTGATGACATAAATCCGTTTTCTGTTGCCGCGGCCTGTTTGAGGTTATCCGCGACGGTGGAGAGCTCGACCTGGTATCCCCTGCCGAGCCACGGATAGTAATCGCCGGGATTAAACGCAAAATGCAGCACGTCATCCGGGCGGTATACTTCTCCGAGTATGAGCACATCGTAGTCCCACATCCCGCTTGGGACAAACGACACATACGCCGGAGGGATAGGCTGCAGGTCGGTGATATAGCCATTCTGTGTTACGGGATAAACCACCGCATTGCCGTTGCCGCTCAGCATCTGGGTTCTTACGATCCACCGCACCCAGTTGCTCCTCGTCATGTTGTGGTAAGGGGCGATGTCAACCTTTTTCGATAGCTCGTTTTTTATCCTGACGTCGCCGCGATCGGTGTTCTCCATTAAATGGATCGTCATTACCCCAATAAGCCGGGCGATGGTGTCCACCGCTGTCGCGATCTCCGGGTTATCCGCCAGAGTGGTATATCCCCGGCATTTCAAGCTGCCAAACTGTGAGCTGTCGCAATAAAACGTCATGCTCCGCTTCGTCGAGGGCTCCGCTCTGGCGGCTGCTCTATTTCGTTTCCGTTTACTCATTTCCAAACCATTCCTCCGCTGCTCTGATTTTTTCCATGCTCTCTAAATAGCGCACGGTGGCAAAAACCGAAGCGTCGAATAAGTCTATCCTGTGCTCCGGCTGTACCTTCTCGTATTGGATTATGTCGTCGGTTTTTTCTATCGCCCGAACATTCTGTACGCAGTACTCATATGCCTCGCTGTGCATGTAGTACAGGCGCCCATTTTTGGCGCTGTTTTCAATGTACCTAAACCCCTGCGATTTGTTGATCGTGTACTGCGGTTGGTCGATGATTTTAAAGCCCGCTTTTTTCATGTCAAGCATATACTCAGCGGCAAATTTGCGGTCATGTCCGACCTGGCTGATCTTAAAGCCCATATCCCGCATTCCGATATACCAGTTGACCACGTCGGAGTAGTTGGTAGTGGGGGCGTTACACATGGTAAGCCAGCCGCTATCCTCCCAGCCGAACAATGGTATATTGTCCTGGTCGGCTTTGAGTGCCGCCGCAGTCAGTGGGAAAAAGGCGTGGGTGATGATGATGTCGGTATCCTGATAATGCCCGAAAAGTGCCGCCGCTGTCAGGTCGTGGAGGCGGGCGAGATCGGATCCGCCAAACCACTTTATGGGCAGTTGGGACAGCTCCGCCAGCGTCCAATCGTGGGCCGCGTCGCTCCGGCGGAACTCGTCGATGTCAAAATACGCTTTCAGCGCATTCACGTATACGTTGAGGCTCTTCGCCAAAAAGTCCTTGCGTTGCTGCGGGTCGTTCATCGCCTGCCGGCTGTCGTTGAGTATTTCCGCCGGGCGTATGCTCACACCATAGGCGGGGTTGGCCATCTCGTGGACGATGGGGTTTGTATAGTCGATGTCGCCGCCCTCGTCCGGGTTGGCGCAGCACATAAAGATAAAATACTGCTCGTCCTCTATGGTGCCGTTGAGGACCTTCCGGCAGTAGCGCAACCGATACCCGAGGAATGCCTGCTCGTTGTCGCCCGCCGTGGATATGCCTATGATCAATTTATTTGTATACGCCTTCATCGCCTCTTTAAAGAGGTTGTATTGTTTGGGCTTTTTGTAGGCGTGCATCTCGTCGCATATGGCGATATTGCAGTTGAGCGAATCCTGGGTGTCGGGGTTGGCGGCCAGCGCCCGGATATAAAATGAGCCGTCGTCCCCAAGGTCGGCGGTCATGCTGTGCTCGTTGTTGTTGTCTATGATTTTTATAGACCCGCCCTTGGCCTTGTCCTCTCCCATCTGGCGCACGTTGTACACCAAAAAATTAAAACTCTCGAGGGACTGTATCATAGCCGCGCTGGTAATGTAGGTTTTCGCGCCGCTCTTGCGGTACCAGAGGGACAGTGCATATGCCAGAGCCGCCGCAAACGTGGTTTTGATGTTTTTGCGGGGTATAAAGATGAGCGCCTCGTGAAATCTTACGATATCAGTGCCGCTCATTTTAAAACCTATAAGATTGTAAATGATAAATTTGTGAAAGGGTTCCAACTTGAAGGGGCTCCCCCTCAGCGGAGTGCCATCAATCCGCTCACCCTGTTGGTGTTTGAGCGTCAGCTCGATTATCTGTATCACAAACTCCGGGCCTTTGGGGTCTATATAATAGTCCGGGTTGTCCAGATCGCGGAAAAACCTCTCAACGGCCTGCTTCAGTTCCTCGCAGGCCACCTTCTGCCCGCCGCGTATGCTCTCGGCGTACTCCATGACGGCGGGCCAGTTGCGCCCTTTAATCGTCGTCAAAACTAATTGCGGCAAGTGCTGCCGCAAGTTCTCCAGTTTTCGCGTTCTTCGGGGGCGCCCCGCAGACCTTTTTGTAGGCCGCCGGGGTCAGGCCCAGCTCGCGCCAGTACGCAAGCGCGGTTTTGTTGAGCATATCCCACAGGTCGAGGTATGGGCTGCGCGTCATGTTGGTAGCCCCGGCCTTATTGGTGTGCTCCACGATGGGGCCGTCGCCGTCCTCCCGATAGTCCGCCATTACCTGGTCACGCTGCTCCAGTATCTCCGCGAGGCTGTCTATCACCGGGGCGTAGTCTTTGGCCTCGACACCGGCGCGCTTGCACAAGCTTTTGATTTTTGTCCGCCATTTCTTGGCGGTCAACGGTTCGCCCTGCGCCACGCCGCTCACCTCCTCCACCGCTCCGGGGCCGTGGCAAAAACGGAGCGTTTTGTTTGTTTTTCGTTTTGATTTTCAAAAAATCCCTCGCGCGCGCCATAATGTAGGTTCTGGCGGCGACCCCCACCCCTAAAATTTTCTTTAGAGTTGGAAAAGGGTACCCGCGCCATAGAACGAGAGGAGGGCGCGTCCCGATGAAGAGGGGGGGATCAATCGTTTTCGCGGCTGAATCTGCCCCGTTCTCGCAGCGCCTTTGCCTTCTCCGGGTGCCGTTTGTTGTGGCACTCGTGGCACAGCGCCACGAGGTTGTCATCGGCAAACGCCAGATCGGGGTACTCGTCGGCGTGCTTGATGTGGTGCACTTCCGTCGCCTCGGTAAGCCTGCCGTATTTCCGGCAGTCCTGGCAGCGGTATCTATTTAGCCGTAATATATACGCGCGTTTGCGCTGCCATCGTTTTGTTTTGTAAAACTCCGGTGTGCCGGGTATTGCGCAGGCCGTGCCGCTCACCTCCCGATATGCAAAAGGGGCCGCTCATGGCCCCTTGCTTTTTTGTCCTGTATCCATTATAGCAGGTTGCCGTCAAAAAATTTGCTGCAAATGTGCGTCAATTATTTTTTGCTGCGCCGTGGTGTAATGGTAGATAACCGTATTGATTGCGAGGTTGCGCCATGAGTAATACGTCCGATCGCTTATGTGGAGCTTATCGCATATCTGGCTTTGTATATACATTCGGCCCCGGCGGCTGTTGGCGTTGCTGCGGAGATGGAATGTCTGCTCCATCAGCTCCGCAATTTCTGGCTCGTATGTCAGCAGCTCCGCCCATGCGTCCTCTATCGCCTCCACCCACATCTGCGCCCGCGCGTCCACGATCATGCGGTGCTTTTTGCCTGCTACCCTGGCAATCACAGTGCGCAGCGTAACGTCGCTGTTGGTTCCCGTTTTTGCCGGCGGCCCCTCCCTCGCCTGGCCGAACGCTGCGCTTTCTATTTCTTCGCGCTCTATCTCTTCTTCCGTGCCGCTCAGCAGTGAGCTTTTTATGGCGGAGTAGGCGTATAGGTGCTGTATCGCCTCGTGTCTTATAGGGTTTTGTTTCACTCTGCGCCCTCCCATATTAGCGGCCTTCCCGCTGCGTCTACCATTACGCACACGCCGTGATCTTTTAGTTGTATGTATTGCACCCCTGTTAGAGTGTCAACATATATTTCATACGATAGACCCACTTCCAGTATTCGCAGTCTGTAAATACCAGCCTCAGCCTTTACGCACCCGCACAGGGCGAGGGTCAGCAGGGTTAATATTGTTATTGCTATTACTCGTTTCATTTTTTCCTCCCCGTGCTTATCTTCGGTCGCCCAGCGGGTTTTCCAGTCGCCTTTTTCGTACAGTTCGCAACGTTTCATATCGGGGCGTCGGATTTTGCTTTTTTGCGTTCTCGAACGCTCTACCTTGCAGCAGTAGCCGTTTCCGTCTTTTTTATAGCGGTCGAGCCATTTACATCCGTGACAGTTCATTAGTTTCCTCCTTATCCATTTTCGCCCTGTCTAATACGCAACCCGAGAGCCATATTCTAAGCCGTTCCTTTGCCGCTTCTCGTTCTATGTATTCAGCCATTTTCCCTTGCCTCCAATGCTTTTTCCGCTTCTTCGCGGGTGAGGAATACAGTCTTGCCGATGTCGCGCTCCCATAGCGTTCCGCAGCCCAAGGTGTTCAGCACCGTGCGCCCGTTAAGTGTGCTTATATCCGTCACGGTAAAGCCGTAAACCCGCGCAGCGGGGTAGGTGCTGAAGCTCCATAGTTCGTCTCCCGCCTTGCACGGCAATACTACCAACCGTCCGTCTTTCTCTGCCCGGAGTAATTCACACAGATGCTCAGTAGGCTCCCCATGCACCACAGGGACAACCTCGGCGGCGGGAATACTGTCGAGGAGGTCTATACAGCCCCTGAAACAGTCTGCCGCCTCATTGTTTCCGTCTAATACGCAATCTGTGATCCACATTCTAAGCCGTACCTTAGCCGCTTCTCGCTCTATGAACTCTTTAGCCATTGTCAGTCCTCCTTCGGTTTGTATCGAACCTTTTCGCAATAATCCATATTCCATTCTTCGTCAGCCGCCCATAGTGGGGCAATCATTTTTCTTGCACCGTCTTCACGCCAAACATAGACATCTCCGTTAAATTCAAGGCGTTCAAAATCTTCACAAGGAATTTCTTCTGCCCTCAGAATTACGCAGTGCATAATGCTCTTTCTGATTCCAAAGCATGTGCCAGCAAGAGCATAAAATCTTTCTTTGGCATCATACGGTGTATACAGAATGGCTTCTCCAAAACCGTAATCAATGGTATATTTCATGTTCATTCCTCTTGTTCGCTCGTCCCGCCGGTCAGCGGCCGGCATGCGCAGGTAGTCCTCAATCACCGCCGCCGCACACGGCCAGCCGTAGCAGACCGCGCAATAGTAGCCCTCGGCCATAGCGCCGCTCATAAACTCGTTTTGATTCGGGGTCGGACGGTTGTCGCCCGTTTTGAGCTCAACGTATATGCCATGGTAGCCGCCCCGTGCCGCAGGGATAAACACATCGGGTACGCCAGAATGTACCCCCTGCCCTATCAGTCGCGCAGCGGTGCGCTTATCGCGTAAGCCGCCGTTGGGTATGTGGTGGTAGAGCCGCAGGGCCGGGTACTGCGTCCGCATCATCCGCGTCCAGTTGGTCAGGGCGGTCTGGTGCTCGTCCTCTTTGCCTATTACCGGTTGGGCAGGCCGCCATACGGGTATACCCGCCCGGTTGAGTCTCTCGGTGTATTCGCTCATCTTTTCACCCTCCCTTTAGTTTCGTCGTTCCTCTGGTCTCTCGCCAGCATTATGCTTATATACGCGCCGCTGACAAAGCTGTTTG